AACCAGAGCTAAACGAAAGGGTAAGGCTTCGGGTAAGCAATTTGTGGCTCAACCGAAAGCGATTGCTAGGAAAGTAAAACAATATAGGAGTTAATTATGCCTCAAGGAAAAGGTACTTATGGTTCAAAGCGTGGAAGGCCACCTAAAAAGAAAAAGGGCAAGTAAATGGCTTGGTATATAAAATCAACTGGTCAACTTTGGATAGGTGAAACGCATGAACTTCACGGATCTACTTGGACAGAAAAAAATCATATGAGTGATTCTGTTAAACTAGAGTTTGGCGAAGAACCAGTAAAGGCTAGGAGCAAGAAAGGCACTTTCCAATCCGATGATCCTTCTACGCCTAATGTCGATGAATCAAAAACAAAGCCTAAGAAAACTAAAAAATGAGCTTTGTAGATATGCTTAAACCAGAAGAACTTACTATGCTTCGAAGAATAGTTAAGAAGGTACACTTCCAACACTTTGATGAAAAACATGGTAAGTCTTTTGTTACTAACACAATGGTTGATGGCGTTATAGATAATATTGGCCCTGATGTTGCCGAGGCAATGATAAAGGCTGGAGTTGATAAAGGCTTACGTTAATGGACTTAACTGAGGTTGAGAAGGGTGTTTTAAGTGTAATGGTTCAATATGGACCTAGTTGGTTTTTTAGGGCTATAGATCCTGCGACTCCAACATTAGATGGTAAAACAATATTTAGCCAAACCCATGAAGTAGATGGTAAAAACTTTTTAGTGCCTACAATTAGAATGAAAAATGGCAAACTAAAAGATTATGATGATGATGCCTTTAAAGAGGCTGTAGATAATCAAGACTATGTTATTTTGCCTGATGATGTAGATCCTGATGCCTTTTCTAAAACATTAAGTGATATAATAGATAAGTTTAGAAAAAGACCTATCGATGGCGGTTGATTTTTCATATAAACCTGATGGTGAAGTTTTAAAAGACTTTATGAAAGATCATACTTTTTTTCGTGGCATAAGAGGTCCAGTAGGATCTGGCAAATCAGTGGGGTGTTGTGTTGAAGTATTTCGCAGAGCTTTGGAACAAGAAAAGGGTCCAGACGGAATTAGAAAATCCAGATGGGCTATTATACGAAACACAAACCCACAGTTACGAACTACAACTATTAAAACATGGCTTGATTGGTTCCCAGAGAACGATTGGGGAAAGTTCACTTGGTCTGTTCCCTACACCCATAACATTAAAAAGGGTGAGGTAGAGTTAGAAGTTATCTTCTTAGCTCTTGATAGGCCAGAAGATGTTAAGAAACTACTATCATTAGAACTAACAGGTATATGGATTAATGAAGCCAGAGAAATACCTAAATCTATTATTGATGCTTGCACTATGCGTGTTGGTCGTTTTCCTTCAATGCGTGATGGAGGCCCATCTTGGACAGGTGTAATAGCAGACACTAACGCTCCAGAAGAAGATCATTGGTGGCCTATTATGGCAGGAGAAGTTCCTATTCCAGATCATATTCCCAGAGAACAAGCAAAGATGTTAGTAAAGCCTGACAACTGGCAATTCTTTGTACAGCCTCCTGCAATGCTTGAAGAAAAGTATGACGATGGAGAAATAAAAGATTACAAAGAAAATCCAAAAGCAGAAAACAAAAAAAACATGTTAAAGTCTTATTATAATAATTTAATACGAGGTAAGACTAAAAGTTGGATAGATGTTTATGTAATGAACAAGCTTGGCTCTATTCAAGATGGTAAGCCAATATACCCTATGTTTGCGGCTGAGGTTCATGTTGGAAAAGAAGAAATACCTATAGCAGCTAACTTGCCAGTGTATGTTGGTTTAGATTTTGGCCTAACTCCAGCAGCTACTATTGGTCAAAAGGTTCGAGGACGTTGGTTTATTCAACAAGAGATTGTCGCTGTTGATATGGGGATAGTTCGTTTTGCAGAAGTGCTTAGACAGGAACTAGCGACAAGGTTCTCCGCAGCATCAGAAGTTATTATTTTTGGTGATCCTGCTGGAGATTTTAGAGCGCAAACTGATGAATCCACTCCCTTTCATATTTTGCGCGGTGCTGGCTTGAGGGCTTTCCCTGCGCCTTCCAACTCTGTTGACCTTCGCCTCGAGGCTGTCTCTTCCCAGCTAACCAAGATGGTAGAAGGTAAGCCAGCATTTTTAGTTGACAGACGTTGCGCTCAACTGGTTAAAGGATTTGAGGGCGGCTATCAGTATAGACGCATGGAAGTATCTGGCGAAAGATACTCAGACAAGCCAGATAAAAACATGTTTTCTCATATTCACGATGCCCTCCAATATATGATGTTAGGTGCTGGAGAAGGGCGAGCGTTGATGAATACACAAAAACCTGCTATGCCGATTGTAGCATCAAGAAATTTTGATGTTTTTAGCAAAAGGCGTATGCCAGCCCGAAAACAAAATTTATGGCAAAGGATGTAACTATGTGTTTTGGACCATCAAGAGCAGAAAAAGAAGCAGCAGCCCAGCAGCGTATTGCGGCTGATGCAAAAAAACAAGAAGAAATAGAAAAGAAAGCTAATAAGAAAAAACAAGATATTGCTGATGCAATTACTGCATCACAGGCAGGATCTAAAAAAGGTACTGGAAAAGGTGGCAGTTCATCTACAAGTACAAAATCACAGTACGGTAGAGAATCATTATTTATGGCTGATGCTGGCGCACAAGGTTTCTTAGGAAGATATAGCTAATGAACCCAATAGCCAAAGAAAAGTTAAAGCGGTACGAAAAAGCCAAGGCTTTTCGTGAGCAATGGGTTCCTCTTTTTGAAGAGTGTTATGATTATTCATTACCAATGCGACAGTCATTTTATTATGAAGAGGCTGGTCAAAGGCGTGATGAAAAGATCTTTGATGAAACTGCTGTAGTAGGCGTTCAAGAATTTGCATCAAGATTACAAGCTGGCATTGTTCCTAACTTTGCTCGATGGGCTGATCTTGTTGCTGGCAGTGAAATACCTAAAGAACAAAAAGACGCTATTGATAATGACTTAGATCAAGTGACTGATTATGTTTTTGAGGTTTTACAAAACTCAAACTTTAGTCAAGAGGTTCACGAATCATTTATGGACCTTGCCGTTGGGACAGGTGTGCTATGCGTTGAGGAAGGAGATTCAATTAATCCAGTGAATTTCCGAGCGATCCCCCTCCCTCAAGTTGTTTTAGACACTGGTCCTAACGGTGAAATAGATCATATCTTTCGAGAAAGAAAACATATACGTTTTGATGATTTAAAGCTTTTGTATCCTGATAGGGAGTTTGATCAAAAAGTTCAAAACAATATGGGATCAGATAAAGAAACAACTGTTCTTGAAATTGTTTGTAGAGATTACAGTAAAAAAAATCAGGATTCTTTTTATCATTATGCTATCTGTATGAAGACTGATACTCTTTTGCATGAAAAAAGTATGAGTGGTATTGGGTCTAATCCATTTGTTTGTTTTAGATGGAGTCCTTCGTCTGGTGAGGTTTACGGCAGAGGTCCATTAATAAACGCATTAGCAGCTATTAAAACGTGTAATATAACTGTTGAAATGATTTTAGAAAATGCTCAGATGGCAATGGCTGGGATCTATCAAATGGAAGATGATGGCGTTGTAAATCCAGATACAATAAATCTTGTTCCAGGAACTATAATACCTAAAGCTATGGGGTCAGCAGGTTTAACACCAATTACTCCAGCAGGTAACTTTAATGTTTCTCAGCTTATTCTTTCTGAAATGAGAACAAATATTAAAGAAGCATTGTACAATCAAATGTTAGGCGACCCTAACAAAACACCTGCGTCAGCAACTGAAGTAGCTGAAAGAATGGCAGATTTATCTAGGCGTATGGGTGCAGCATTTGGAAGGCTACAAGCTGAGTTAGTTCAACCTGTTTTGCAAAGAGTAATTTATATTCTAAAGAAACAAGGCCGCATTGAAATACCAACTGTTAATGGAAGAGAGGTCAAGATTAGATCTGTTTCTCCATTAGCGCAAGCGCAAAACAACCAAGATATAGCTACTGTTGGTCGATTTTTAGAAATGGTTCAAACAACTTTTGGTCCACAGCTAACCCCTGTTATTATTAACCCAGAAGAGGTTGCTGTCTACTTAGCTAAAAAGTTTAGTGTTCCTGATAGTTTAGTAAGAGATGAAGAACAGAGAAAACAAATAACCGAGATGATGCAGCAAATAGCTGCACAGGAACAGCAAAGTCAAATGGAAGAGCAGGGAGGACAAGTTGCAAACTAAAAAACTACCGTCTTTAGGGATAGATGGGGTTCAACGTAATGAGCAAACAGAACGGCAGATAAGTCAAAATGTTGCCGAAGTATTTAAAACACCAACAGGTGCAGAGGTAATTAAATATTTAAGATCAATAACTATTGAGTTAGTTCATGGCCCTAATGTTTCTACAGAGCAATTACGTCATATCGAGGGGCAAAGATATATTGTTGGCCTCCTCGAACAAAGGATTCAACATGCACATAGGAGTAAAAACAAATGAGTACGGAAGAAGCAGTTGAAGTAGCACAAGCTGATGGAAGAGATTTTGTAACAGAAGCTGATGTGCAA